ACACTCTTTCCCTACACGACGCTCTTCCGATCTAATGACTTCGTCAACATATGGTATAAGTTCTAGTTGCTCGCGCCGCGTATTAACATCGTTAATGGGTCTTAGATCGCCTTTTAAGAGTTTTACGCTGGAATCGCTATTAAGTCCTACTACTAGTTTATCACCTAGTGTACGGGCTTCTTTTAGCAATGTAAGATGCCCTTTATGTAGTATATCAAAACAACCATTAGTAAAGATTACTTTCTTATTTAGGTCGTCTTCTGTAAGTAGGTACGTGCCTACATGTTTTACTGATTCAGTAGAACCCTTTACAGCTAATTCTAAACAACGTTGAAAGTTATATCCCTTTGTAAGACCATAAACAAATGCAGCCATAAAACAATCACCAGCACCAGTAACATCTGATACTTCAACGTTTTCTACAGGAACACTAAATTCTTGATCTCCAAAATCATCACTTATTCTAGCACTAACACTTTCGTTAGCATTAGTTGTAATAATATTACCCTTCCATTTATCAAAACCAAACTCGTTATATTCATTACCATTCGGCTTTACTAACCAAGCACCTTGATAATCATTTGCAGTCCTTTTTGGATCTACAATAATTTTACAATTAGAAGTATTAGTAATATGTTGAATTATTTCTACTGATTGTCCAAGAAATCCTTTATTATAATCTATTAAAAGTGCATAATCATATTGTGTAAAATCAACCTCACTTATAAGACCAATTGTATCGTTGCCTTCCATAATAATATCGCTATCAATACGGGTTATATAATGTCCGTCGCATATAACTCTAGTCTTTTTACTCTTTGGATGCGGGTATTCAAACAACTCTACATCTACACCCAAATTGACTAGGTTATTATAAACAAGCCCAGCACCGCCTAAAGTTTCTTTAACTGATTCTTGAATAACTACTGGTACAGGTGCTTCAGGACTCAATCTTGTTGATGTCCCGTACACATATTGATCAATGATTATATCGCCTAAAATTATAATTTTCATATTACTATTATACATCCAAATATAGTATTAGTCAAGTAAATTAATTACCTTAAATACGGTTTCTAATTTCTTTAAATTAACTTTTTTGTTTAAAGTATTTTGTAATCCATAGTGTAACGGTTTAGGCCACTTACTAAAACTACACCACGCATATCCGTCGTGTTCTTTATTTAATGTAGGAAGAAATTCTTCGTCTACTAAACACAAGTATGTATGGAATTTAAATTTAGTATCGTTAGATACAAATGTTTCTAAAGGAATAGTTTTCTTTATTATTACTTCGCCAATTTCTTCAGTAATTTCTCTACTTAAACCTTCCCAAGGAGTTTCCTTGCCTTCGTTAGTTCCACCAACAAGGCCCCAAACGGCATTACTACGCTTTCCGTTTGATCTGTGTAAAAATAAAAATCTTTGGGTACTTAAACTGTAAAATAATGCACCGCTACAAACAATATCACTCATACTAATATTTACATTAGTATGCAAGTCTCCAAGTGCCATCTGGATACTCGCCTTCGAATGAAAGGATCCATTCTTCACCAGTCCACTTGTATTGTTTTCTAGTAGTTAAGTTAGTAACAAATACTTCGTCTTTTTGTTCATTAGCTTTAAGTATTCTTGACCATTTAGAACCATCCCATTCTACAATATCGTTTATACTAGCAGCAAAGTCTGTTCCGTCTGCATTTTTCCATGCATCAGGTCCGTCTTCGTCTAAGTACAATTCGTATTCAACTACATCATTAATGTTAAGGAACTCATTAAATCGTATTTGATATGTCTCAGCTGTTGAATCTACAGTATAATGTGTAGCATTTACAGGAATGTTATTAACAAATACTTTTGCATCTGCAACATCATGATAAGGATAGTTAGTATCGTATTGTAGTATCTTAGTATCTGTAGTAAACTTTCCTCTATGTACATGACCAATATTTCCTAGCAATAATATTCTAGGATTAGTATTAGGTAGTAATTGAGGATTTCCCTTCACAGGATCAATAATAGCATCAATACCAGTTGAACTATTAATAACAGTGTCATTTGGTAATGTGTCTTCATCAATATTTACAATCAGCTTTGCTTCATTGCCTGTATTAATGGTTACTGTGCCTACTATTTCATAACCGTTTGATCGTTGTAATCTTAGTTCAGTAATTCCTGACTCAAATAATTGCGGCAACGCTCTTATATAACTTGTCCAAGATTCTTCACCTACACCACTTGTACCTAGTAATTGTGCATAGTGTCCGCCTGCTCCGTCATTCATAAAGATTAGATCAAAGTTGTTATGACTAGTAGTAATTAATGTTGTTTCACTAGTTAATGATTCACGCTTGCCGAGTATTTTGTTAGGTACAGCATTTTGTTGTGCATTTACTGGAGAGTCTTTAACCATGCTTTGTGCATATGCTGTATCATCTATATTAATTTCTAAACCAGTATCACTAAACATTGCTGTAATAATATTTTGTATAACACCTAACTTTTTAACTTTAGCCGGTGGACTAATATAGATAGGAGTTTTAAATGTCATTGATGCAATATCAATTTCACTTTCAGTTCCTGAAGGAATAGTTCTTGAACTCCATGTTACATTTTCTAAATTGACTACACTTAAACTGGTCCAGTCGACATAATTATCAGTAGTTTGTATTTCTAAACTAGGGTTAAACAACATTAATATTTGTTCTAGTATTTGTAATTTTTGATCTGTATTTGAACTCCAAATATCCACATTAACTGTAAGGTTATATGGAGTAGGCATCAAACGTTCTACTGTATAATTTTTGCCTTCCTTTTTTAAGTACTCGACACCATTTGTATCTACAGCACGTTCTCTAATGTTAATTTTATTAACATAGCTGCTATCACTTAAACGTGTTGCATCCATTTCTAAACCAGTAACATAAACACTCATACGTGGTGCACTTGGCATTTTATTTTCACTATTATCACGTATAATGTTTGCAACTTGACGTGTAAGATCTCCGTAGCTAACAGGTACAGTTACTAAAGCACCCTTGCCATCAGCATATGAAAATCCACTAAACATGCGGATCATTTGTGTAAGATATCTTCGTATTTGTTTATCGTAAAAATGTTGCATTAATTATCTGCCTTAGGTCTAAGAGCCTGTGAAAGACCTTGTTTCTCTTTGAATGTTTCGCCAGCTACAGTAGTAGTTGCACTATCATTATTGATAAACGAACCTTTTTGGTTATTAGTTGTATCGCTACCATATAAGTCTGCACGTTTTACATCTTGTACTTTATTCCAACGTCCGTTTACATATTTAAATAATCTATTAGGCATAAAGTCAGTTCTTAAAAAATAATCATTTGTTTGTGCATCACCAGGAAAACTTATGCCGTGTCCAAAAACAGTTTCACCATTTGGCGGCAAAGATGTTCCTACTAAGTAGCCATTATATCCTGGTCGATCTGGTGGAGTCATTTCACTAAGTCCATCAGCACCAGTAGTACTACTTAATTCAACGTCACCGCTTTCATCAGTACTTAATGTAAAGTAGCTAGTAGTGTCATAACCGCTTTGTTGTAGTTCTTCAGTTGCTTCGTTTACAACAGCATTATTAATTTGCATTTCTTTTTCATATGTTGAAAGCAACTCTCTTAGTGTAGTGTCCTGACCTTCTTCTGCTGGAAGATCTAATATATCTTTGTATTCTTGACCATCGTATATTTGTTTTAGTTTAACTCTATATAAGTGCGGATACCAAGTTTGACTAAATCCTTCTGCTGATCGATTTACGTCTTCTACAACATAGTATCTTTTAAGTGCTACATTAAAATCATTTTCAGCATACTCGTCTTTTAAGTGCGGAAATTCAACAACATCGCCGCTCATTATTTTTCTACCAAGTGTTTTTACACTACTATTAATATGTATAGTTAAGAATATTGTGTCATTGCTTAAGAACAACCCAAATTGGCTTAAATCAAAGTCAATGTCTTGTACACTGTAAATGCCTCGAGTTGTGTAAATATCTTGGTCGTATTTTCTGTCTCTATTTTCTAGAAACATCATATCTTGTATTTGAGTATGATCCTTAGCGGTTTCTCCGTCGTCAGTACCAACATACTTGTGTATATGTATATCAGTTCCGCCTACAGTGAATTGCTCTCGAATAATATTATCTAAAAATTCGTAATCTTTACTTTTGTGTGGTTTGTATAAACTTAATCTTGGCATATACATATTTATCGTTACGATAAGACTTACGATAAATACTATGACGGAGAATATAACATTATGACAGACTTAGCAACTAAAAAACAAACTGTATTTGATTACGTTAACGCAATGCTTGGCGGAGGTATGATTGATGTTGAACTCGATCCTATACACTACAATACAGCATTATCTAAAGCACTAGCTAAGTTTAGACAGCGCAGCGATAATGCTGTTGAAGAATCATACTTGTTTATGCCAACTGTTGAAGATCAAAACACATACACATTACCAAATGAAGTTATGGAAGTCCGTCAAATATTCCGTAGAAGCATTGGTTCACGTTCCGGTGGCGGCGATGGCGGCACTAATTTTGAACCGTTTAATCTAGCGTATACAAACACTTATTTAATGTCAAGTTCAAATATGGGTGGACTAGCAACATATGATATGTTTAGTCAATACCAAGAACTAGTAGGAAGAATGTTTGGATCATTTATAGAATTTAAATGGAATAATACTAGTAAGCAACTAACCTTACTACAAAGACCTAGAACAGAAGAAACACTAATGCTATATGCATATAACTATCGACCAGACGTCGAATTGTTAAGTGATTATCTTGCATCACAATGGATTAAAGATTATACTCTTGCAATTTGTAAATATATGCTAGGTGAAGCACGTTCAAAATTTGCTACTATTGCAGGACCACAAGGCGGATCAACTCTTAATGGTGATTCACTTAAAAATGAAGCAATGGCAGAAATTGAAAAGTTAGAAAATGATGTTGCGCTATCAGTAGCAGGTGGTGTAGGCTACGGATTTACTATCGGATAAAACCGCCAACGTTAGCGCCAACATTTTGTTATAATGTAAATACAGTATGTAACAAGGAGAAGCTAATGTGTTCACCATTTGTACGTAGATCG